AATCAGCTAAACTAGCATTACGTGATATATTACCAGAAATATACAAAGTAGCAACTGAAGAAGCACTTAAAGGTAAATTTCAACATATTAAAATAATATTAGATCATATAGATAATATGGAAGCTAATACTAAAAAAGATAATATGAGTTCTATTACATTTACATGGGATAACAGTGAACATATCGATACCATATAAACCCATGCCTTATCAAGCAAAGCTCCATATGGACACTACACGCTTCAAAATAGTGGTAGGTGGACGTAGAGTAGGTAAAAGTATGTGCTTCATTCAGGAAGCTATTAAACACTGTTTAAGTGAACCTAATAGATTAGTATTCTGGGTAGCACCTACATATAACGCAGCTAAAGAAATTGGCTTTGATGAGTTTATGAGAGTATCTCAGGTTTTGAAACCAGCAATACACACTATACATCATACTAGACTCAAGGTTGTTTTCACTAATGGATCAACATTATACTTTAAAGGTAGTGATAATCCTGACTCTCTTCGTGGTAGAGGTCTAACTCTAGCTATTTTGGATGAAGCAGCATTCATTAAACACGACGTTTGGAGTAAAATCATTCGACCAGCACTCTCAGATAAACATGGTAAAGCCCTAATAGGTAGTACTCCAAATGGATTCAACTGGTTTAAAGACATGTATGAAACTACTTCAAGTAACTGGGCTAAGTACTTGTGGCCAACAGAGTTAAATCCTTTAATATCGGAAGAAGAATTAAAAGAAGTACAGTCACAAATCAGCCGAGATGAATTTCTTCAAGAATATTGTGCTAAGTTTATAACCAAAGCAGGTAGAGTATATGATGAATTCACAGGTTATAATATAATTGAGAAGTGGTCACCAGATAGAGACAAGTATAATATATATTTAGGTATGGACTTTGGTTATGTTAATCCAACAGCAATAGCATTCATGGCAGTTGATAGAGCAACCAATAATAAAGTATTCCAATTTGATGAGATATATGCTAATAAGACTCAGATGGAAGATATTATATCATTAATTAGAACTACATTAAAGACACATAATCTAAGTCAGAGTGATATAGAAGCATGTTATACTGATCCTGCAGGTAATGCAGATGAGTTATCTTCTGGGCTATCACCAGTAGATATGATGCGAAACCAAGGATTCAATGTTATCAATAGAGGATCCAGAATAGACCCAGGTATAGCCTTAACACGATCATATATTAAGAACAGTCTAGGTGAATGCAGATACTTTGTTTGTAATAATTGTGAACAAACAATTAAATCATTTAATGGATATCAATATACTGTTAAGAAAGATGGATCAATTAAAGAAGAAGCATATAAAGATAATCAACATGATCACTTATGTGATGCAGTTAGATACTTCTTTGTTAATAAATTCGATCATGCAAAATATGTTGCATCGGAACCGACCATAAACGCTTATACTAAGGGTATAGCAACAAGGAAGATAATGAAGCGTTGCACAAGTTGTAAGCTACCGTTCGTATCTTCAACACCAGCTCATGAACCACCTTATATATGTTCTAGCTGTAAAGAAAAGGAAAAGTAATGGTTGATACAATACCTAATTCAATAGTAGTTAAAACTAACGCTTATTCATTCAGTAATGATGAGAAGAAACGACGTGAAGCTGCACTAAAGAATAAAGATTACTATTATGGTAGACAAGAGCAGTATCTTAATATTGTTAATGAAGATATGGATAGAGTTACAATTAACTTACTTAATCCTATAGTAACAAAACGTTCATCATTGTTATATTCAAGACCACTCATTCGTGAGTTCGATGGACCAGAACAATCAGTAAACGCACTCAATGATATATATTATAAGATTCAGATAGATCAGTTACTTGCACAAGTAGATCTAAGTGCTGAACTAACAGGTACATCACTCGTGTTTGTAGGTTTAACTGATGATGAAAACCAACCAATTGAACTTAAGTTATATGATGCTAGTGATTTCAGTGTTGTATCAGAGACAGACCATAAGACAATAGAAGCATTACAAATTATATCAATAAATGATATACTTCAAGCAAACGGTATAGCCAACTCACCAAACATTCAAGTTAAACGAGTAATAGACTCAGAAGTTTGGACTAATAGTTATATACATAAACTTAGAGATGGTATAGTTAGAGATGGTGCAGAACGAAATGAATTAGGTTATATACCATTTGTATCATTCAAAGCACAAGAAGTAATAACACAATATCTAGGTCACTCACCTACTACATCTGTTCGCCAAATGAATGCATCATATAACCAAACAGCAACTAATCTATCATATATGATTAAGATGCAATCAGCAACACCTATTATATTAAATGGTTTCACTAATGGTGAAGGTATATCAGTACATCCTGGTACAGCAATAAGTTTACCTATTGGTGCATCTGCTGGTGCATTACAATTAAATCCAAAGATAGGTGAAACGTTAGAGTATCTTAAGTATCTTGAAGATAAGATATATGAAACATCAAGCATACCTAAGATAAGTGTGTTAGGTAATACAGCTGGTAGTACATCTGGTGTCGAACTATTAATTAAATGGGCACCAATAAAGAGTATATATAATGATAAATGTAATAGATATCAATCATACGAACTTAGTCTTGCTAATATGATACTGCAACGTTTAGAGTTGGATCCAATAGATAACTTAACAGTACACTATCCAACAGATTATTTACCTGTTGATACAAGTCGTGAAACATTAATGGAAGATATAAAACTAGGTATTAAAACACCTATTGATGAATTGTTAAAACTCGATCATACTCTAGATGAGATTGAAGCCGAGGCTCAAGTACGTGCTAACTTGGAATTTAATAATTCTTTAAATGCTAATAAAACACAAAGTGTTGATAAAGCAGAAGATAATAATGAAGCACAAAATGAAGAAGGAGGACTAGATGTCCGAAGAGAATAAATCTGGCTCTGGTAGCCAGGAAACAGGATTTTCAGCAGAGTATGTTAAATCTATACGTGAAGAAGCTGCATCGTATCGCATTAAAGCTAAAGAGATGGAAGAGAAGTATACTGGTTTAGAGAAGCAAATCACTGAATCTAAGACTCATTCTACCATTCTTGAAGAGTTTACCAAACGCGGAATCAAAGCTGATCCTAAATGGGTTAGTCTCGAAAATGGTAAAAGTGTAACTGATGCAGTTGATAAGTTCTTGAAGGACTATCCACAGTTTAGCGTAGAAGATAAACCACAACGGATACAAGGTAAGACACCTATGTCTCCACATAAAACAAACACTAATGTAGAGAATACTGCAATTAGTGAATTAGGTGCGGTAAAGAACGATCCAATAGCTAGAGCACAGCTTCGTGATCATTATCGTAATCTCTTAGCTAACGCAGCTAAAACGAATTTTAGAATATAAGGTTATATATTATGGCAATTTCAAATAGTACAACTCTTAATGACCTCGTTGGTCAGATAGTTTCAGACACTACTCAATCGGCAGCTTATAGTGCACGTGTTATGCGTAATCTAGTAAGTGTCAAAGAAGTACCTCTTGGTGCAGGATCCATCGTTATGCCTCGTTTTCAGGCATTAACCGAAGGTGCATTGACTGAAGGTACAGCAACAACCTCCACTACTTGGAGCACTGATGGTGTAACGTTAACACCTGTTGAACGTGGTATATATGTTCAGATCTCTAAACGTGCACTTCATGCAGATCCGTTTTCTGATCTTTCTCCGTATGGAGAACAACTTGGTCGTGCACTTGGACAGGGTGAAGATAAAGAGATCCTTGCAGTTATGGGATCTGGTGTATTTGCAACCACTGTTAATGCTGGTGCAACTTTAACCGCAGCTAATTACCGTACTGCTATTGCAACTCTTGAAGCTGCTAATGCTCCAAAGCCTTACTTCTGTGTACTTGCTCCTCAACAGTGGGCAGATATAGTAGATGATTTTGGTGATGCTGCTACCTTTGCTGGTGTAGGAACTAAGATCGTTGAAGGTTTTGGAGAAGGTTATCCTTCGATGAATGGTTATGTTGGTGCACCTTATGGAGTTCCGACTTTTATTACCACTCAGGTACAAACTGATGCATCAAGATATCATGGTGCTATGTTCTCTAAAGAGGCAGTAGGTT